CCGTGCGCTGATTACCTTTGTTCTGGATTTAACCGTAAGGTTACGTCCGTCTGAACTCTGGTCGTCAGTTAGTACACGCCACACCCTTGAAAGGGAGCGATGTGCAACGAATGAGGTGGTTGTTGATTTATACCTAGCCTCACTGGCTAGGATACTACACGGAGGTGTTCGAATGAATCGAAAACGTTTCACCGATGCGACGCGTGTCACGCCCAACATTACCTATGTTGGACCTGGCTCGAGTACAGGCTCCTACTCCCGGGTTTCCGGACAGTTTGAGGGCATGTACAAGGAGATCAACGACGTCAAGACCGTACCTTACAAAGGTAAGTTCCGTGGCGTCATTGTGTTGAATCCTCTCGTCATCGAATGGTGGAGCCGCTCCGTAGCTGGCTCATCTGCTATCACGATTGGTGCCCCCGATTGGGGATATCGATCGCTAACAGGTGACTATGCTGCGTGGCTCGAGAGCAGGACGTCAAGTCCTACGGCAAGCCAAGTAGACCAAATGGTCGAATGGTTTAAAGCTCAGGTTCTTTGCAAAGCTTATGCAAAGATGAATGAGTCGCCTATTCTTGGTGGTGAGCTTCTAGGATCCCTAGATCAAACCATCGGAATGCTTCGTTCACCGCTCAAGAAGTCGAGAGATATCTTTCAGCGAATGCTGAAAGAGAAGAATCGGCGTCTTGGGAAGACTGTGCGTAGCGCTACTCTTGCCGCATCTAATGCGTATCTCGAGTATCGTTACGGCCTCAACCCGCTCTTCATGGACATGGAAAATGCCATGAAGGCAGCAGCGAGTTGGGGTTCACAGGGCTTTCTCCGTGTAGCACGTGCTCAGATGAATGTGGACGAGAAAGTCTCGGCCGTACCATTCAGTCTGAGTGGCGGGATTCCATCCGTGGATTCCGCAACTGGCACGATGCTGTTCCGGGATTCCGGACGCGTCGCCGCGGGAGTGATTTATTCTGTTCTCTGTGAGGACAGAATGGCGCGATTGAATCGTATCATGGGCTTTCGCCCAAATGACACGCTTCAGGCGCTGTACGAATTGCTTCCATATTCGTTTGTAGCGGACTGGTTCGCCAATATTGGTGACTGGCTGCAAGCTGTAACTCCAGCACCGGGGATTACGATCCTTGGTAATTGGGTTACTTCGATCACTACGCATTCGTATGAATTTCCGAATGCTACGCTAAAAGCGACAGTGAGCGGCCTCACCAGTTACGGTTCTACGAACTCCTCGAGCTATACGCGCGAGAAGGTGACGAGAGCCGTGAATGTCCAGCTACCAACTACACCTGTGTTGACGAGACAAAACTTGTCAACACTCCACTCGGTCGATGCGTGCGCCTTGATAGCCGGTCAAATTGACAAGCTACTTAAGGGCATGAAGCATTGAGACCACGTCCTAAGGAGGACACACAAATGGCATTGAAAAACATGTCGTTACTCGCCTCCGCTACGCTTTCTGCGTCCGGTGGTTCCGCCCTCGCTTTTGCCGAAGATGGCATCAGCATTACCAATGGTGTGCATTTGATAGTCCCTGCTGATACGGACTATCAGACGAGACGGTCTGCGACGGTCAAGTACCGTCCTCCGACTCTGAATGCAAAGACCGGCGCTATGGGGAAGGACAAGAAGAGCATCTGTTATGCTCAGCCTGTCATTCTTACCGACGGTTCGGTAGTGTTTAACACTCTCCGAATCGAGCACGAAGTTCACCCGTCCACGTCTGCAGCTAACTGTACCGAAATGAATAAAGTCGGTGCACAGATGCTGTTCGACACTGACACGGATGGCTTCTGGGCCACTGGAGCTACATCGTAGTTCCAGACCATCCTCACTAAAACCATTGGAGGATTTATGAAACAAAAGGGTAGGACCAACAAGAGAAAACACTCTTGCGACCGGATGATGCTTAACGTAGCGTCATCCCTCATTCGGGACTTCCAAAGCAACCTCCTCGATCCGTCCTTTTGCAGTAGTTACTCCGCTGTACTTAAAACGGGTAACATTAGGGCGATTAGAGAGTTTGCAATCGAATCTGACAAAGATATGGGCACAGCCGAATTTAAAGCTGTGTACCAGATTCAGAGTCTTTTCAAGAGGTACAGGTTCAAGAATGACCTGTATAGCGACAAAGAGTTGGAGAGGAAGGCGATTGATACCTTTCTTGAAACTCAGAGTCGGCTTGCAAACGTCGATCTGGACTCTTTGGATTGCAAATACCAAAGAGTCCTCGATTACGCTGCAAGCTACGTTGCCCACGTGTTGGGCCCGTACGACGATGCACGGCATCGTGACCTCTGTCGATTTGGAAGTGGGGCGTCGGTCGGCGTAAGTGCCCGTCATGCGTGCGAAGCAGCACGTTGGGAACTTCCGATCTCCGGCTCCTTTGAGCAAACGATGTGGTTCGACTCAGAAATGAGTCAGGTTGAGTGTGTCCAGAACTATTGGGCCGATCAACTAGGCAGTGATCTCCTCGGCGGAAAGCCCGTGAGATCCGTCTACCGCGTCGTCGACTCCCTGAAACTGTCTTTAGTCCCTAAAACGTTTAAATCCCTTCGTTCCATCATGCCGAATACGACTATTGGCTCTTATCAGAGCTACGGTCTAGGTATGATGATCTACGAAGGCTTGAAAAGGAACGGTTACGATATTCGGTCTCTTCAAAAGAGACACCGGTATCTAGCTAATCAGGGTAGCATACACCAATTGTATGTTACTGCTGATTTGTCGAGTGCTTCAGATAGCATTACTGAAGCGCTTGTGCGACGCCTCCTCCCTAGAGATTGGTTCGAGATATTGAGCTCATCTCGCATTAGGAAGGTTGAGTTGCCCAATGGTCAGATTGTGGAACCTTATACGTTCTGCACTATGGGCATTGGTTACACGTTCCCTCTTCAAACGTTGATCTTCCTAAGCCTTCTCAAAGCTATCGAAGCGACCTTGTATGACCGCAACGATAGGCGCACAATTTCTGTCTACGGTGACGACTTGATTTACTCGTCGCGCATGCATTCAGAAGTTGTGGAGCATTTCGAGAAGTACGGCTTCGTGATGAATCTTGATAAGACTCATCATTTATGCCAGTTTAGGGAGAGCTGTGGAGGTGATTACCTCCGTGGCGTGGACGTCCGTCCGTTCCAACCCAGGAACGGCTCTGCTACTGTAGGCGATAAAACCTACGAGGCCATGCTCTACAAGTACGTCAACGGTCTGTTGGCGCGCTGGTCTGAGCATGAGATTGGCTACACACTTGAATACCTGGTGTCGGAGTTAGAAGCCACATGTGGTGCCATAAAACTGGTACCGAGTGACTTCCCCGACTATTCAGGGGTCAAGTGTCCATCTCTGAGGCATTGGGAATTTCTCAATGCTGCCCGAAGGGCTCATCCTAAGCATTTGGGACATGGCCTCTTCCGTTTCGCCTACCTTGGCACAACACCCAAGGAGCGAAAGGAGAAGAGACATGAACCTTATCTATGGATGGCACTTCGACGTCAGATTCTTGAAGACCATACAACTGGTTTCGAGGCTGACGTTCAGGAGATGCCGCGGTCAGAACTGCTTGAGCTGTTGCATCAGACAGCCTTGCTTGACCGTGACAAAGGACGGTCCGCTCTAATCGAAAGAGAGGACAAGCCAATCAAGACGTTCTGGTCTAAATTCCAGAACGAGCGCCTGCGCAGAACATCGACTTATGTGGCGGTCAGCCACACGAATCGATACACTAGACAGTCCGGGGTCTCAGGTTTTGGG